ATATATTTGATAGTAACATGAACGATAATAAAATGAAAATGAATGGTAAGTCTGATAACCGAAACAATCGGACTATGGACTTTGACATGAAAAAAGCAGATAGAGATAATGATGGTATAATATCTGATTATGAAGCAACTGTAGCTAAAGCTATAGCAAAGTCTATGAGAGAACAAAATAAGAAAAAGGCATAATGTCATACGGAACTAAAACTAAAAATAAGAAACCAAAGAAAGTAATAATGATTGCTGTAGGAGAGCTGAAACCAAAGAAGAATGGCAAAAAGCGAAACGGAAAAAAGAAAAGACTTTCTTAAAAAGTATGGGCTTAAAAGATTTAATGTTTGTGTCATACGCAGCGAAGGTGGTAAGAAAGGTAAAGTCGGCATACTCGAAAACGGCAAACCAAGGCTTATTCGGTTCGGTGATGCTTCTATGGGCCATAACTACAGTCCAGAAGCTAGGAAGTCATTTAAGGCTCGTCATGCTAAGAACATTGCAAAAGGTCCTACGAGTGCCGCTTATTGGGCTAATAAATGTCTTTGGTCTGGTAGAGGTGGGCGTAAGAAAAATCCTCCTAAGTCTCAACGATATGTTAAGGGCAGTAGGTCCTAAAGGTAATGTATACAAAGCAATCAAAGGAACAGAGTCCGTAGAGATAGTAGAACAGAATAGAAACAATGACTAACGAAAATAAATATTCAAATAGTGTTAGAATTATAGAAGAACTTCAAAATATATCAGAAGCAAAAGACCAAAAAAAAGAAGCTATTAAAACATCTAAAAAAGCAGCGGGTGCTGTCTTAGGTAATGTAGTATTAAATACACCTATCGTAAGTTCTGTAAAAGAAAAGATAGAATCTAAAATAAATAAGATACCTTTTAGTGATAAGATGTTAGTAGGCACAAATAAAATAGGTTTAAAATTAGGTGATGAAACATATAAAGGTTCTTTTACAGTTAATAAAGATGGAGATGCTAGTTTAAAATTATCTAAAACATTTACAGAAAATTTAAAAACAGAATTGTCTGCAGATAAAGATAAAGTTAATGTAGGATTAAAATTAACTTTTTAATGGCTGACCCAAAAAAAGGTACAGGTAAAAAACCTAAAGGTTCAGGAAGAAGATTATATACTGATGAGAATCCTAGAGATACAGTGGGAATCAAATATGCATCGGTGCAGGATGCAAAGAATACTGTTCGTAAAGTTCGTAAGATTAATAAGCCGTATGCTAGAAAGGTTCAGATACTTACTGTCATGGAACAAAGAAGTAAGTTCGGTGGTAAACCACAACAAGCAGCAATCGCAAAAAGAGCAAAGCTAAGTTTAAAAAGAGCAAGAAAAAAAGTTTAAAAAGTTTGATGATGCCATATGGGTCATCAAATCTTACACATGTAAGATAATATATCTAGCTTAGAGCAAGGAGGTATAAATGACTTTTACACTAGATAAATATATGCCCTATACAATAGGGTTTGATTCATTCTTTAATTCATTAGATTCTTTAACAGGAACAGAGATTAAAGGATATCCACATTATAATATAAAAAAAATTAATGACAATAAATGGAATATTGAATTAGCATTAGCAGGATTTAGTAAAAATGATATTGACATTGAAGTAAAAGATAATGTGATGACTATTCATGGAGAACTTAATTCAGAGGATTCAGATTATGTTTATAAAGGAATATCTTCTAAAAAGTTTTCTAAATGTTTTACACTAGCAGAATTTACAGAATGTGAATCTGCAAAAATGGAGAATGGTATTTTGTCAATTACATTGGAAAAAAATATTCCAGAAGATAAAAAACCAAAACAAATAAAAATAAAATAATGCCGATTTATTCTTTTAGGAATAAAATAACTGGAAAGGTATGGGATGAGTATCTATCCTTACAGGATAGGACCAAGCCACTCAGAAATAAAAACATAGAGATGGTGATAACTGCACCCAACCTTTCCTTTATTGAAAGAGCAGAACATAAAGGTCGTGACCAAATGATAGATGCTGCTCGTAACAAAATGAAAGAAAGACAAATAGAAGAACAGGTAGGTATTAGAAAATCACCTGAATGGTTAAAAGAAAGAACAGAAAGGCATTTACAAAAAGCAAGAAATGTTAGTTCCTGAAAACGATAAAAGAGAATTAGAAGTAACTGAAAAGCAACAAACTTTTCTAGATGCTTTATTTGGTGAAGCACAAGGTGACCCAAAGATTGCAGGAGAGATTGCAGGTTACGCAGATTATCATCAACCTTTAAAATCTTTAAAGGATGAAATAATTGATAGAGCAGAAAAATTACTAGCAGCATTTGCCCCAAGAGCAACTATGGGTATGGTAAATGCTTTACAAGAAGATGGTTCTACTCCAGGTGCATCTATTAGAATGGAAGCAGCAAAACAAATATTAGATAGGGTAGGATTATCAAAAAGAGAAAAAATAGATATCAATGCTAAAGTAGCACATGGTGTATTTATTTTACCTCCAAAACAAAATGGCTGAAGATAAAATTACAAGAGAAAGAAAAGGAAGAGTAATACCTTTAGGTTACAAAGTTTCAGAAGAAGACGATAAAGTATTAATACAAATACCTGAACACATGGAACTTATAGATAAAGCAAAAAGTTTTATAGATAACGAGTGTAGTTATAAAGAAACTGCAGAGTGGTTATCACATCATACGGGTAGAACTATTACTGGTATGGGATTAAGAGAAGTACTAAAGAGAGTAATACACAAAGGGTGGTAGAAGAACCTAAACCTAAAAACACTGGTAGAAAAAGAAAAACTAGCCTTAATGCTCCTCTTACAATTAAAGAGAAGAAAGCTAGAAAATCAGCACAAGACATGCTTCGTGAAAAAAAGCATGAATTGGAAAAAGCACAAAAAAACTTTTGGGCCACAAAAAATAAACTCAAAGATATCGACCAAGTATTCGATGGTAAAAAACAAATCATTGAAGAAGATAAAATTGAAGATTCTTCGCCTAACATACAAGAGGCGTTAAAAGATAAAGAAGTAATCTTTAAACCTAATGAAGGACCACAAACAGAATTTTTAGCAGCACCAGAAAGAGAAGTGTTTTATGGTGGAGCAAGAGGTGGTGGAAAGTCTTACGCAATGTTAGTAGACCCACTACGATATTGTCACAAACAAAAACATAGAGCATTACTTATTAGACGGACAATGCCTGAGTTAAGAGATTTAATAAATCACTCTCAACAACTTTACTCAAAAGCATATCCTGGTGCTAAATGGAGAGAACAAGAAAAAGAATGGAAGTTCCCTTCAGGTGCTAGAATAGAGTTTGGATATGCGGAAAACTTAACTGATGCCCTTCGTTACCAAGGACAATCATATACTTGGATTGGAATAGATGAATTACCGCAATATCCTACCGAAGATATATATAATTTTCTTCGGTCTTCTTTGCGAAGTGTTGACCCTGAAATACCTGTCTATATGAGAGCAACAGGCAATCCAGGAAATGTAGGTTCGCAATGGGTTAAAGATATGTTTGTCGACCCCTCTACACCTAATACTAAGTTCGACATAGAAATAAAAACACCAACAGGTATTAAAAAAATATCTAGAAGATTTATACCTGCTAAACTTCAAGACAATCCTTACTTGATGCAAACAGACGATTACTACGCAATGTTAGCATCTTTACCTGAAGTACAAAGAAAACAATTTTTAGATGGTAACTGGGAAGCATTTGAAGATTCTTCTTTTCCAGAGTTTAGCAAAGAGTTACATGTTGTTAAACCTTTTGACATTCCTAGAAACTGGATGAGATTTAGAGCAGCAGACTGGGGTTATAGTTCACCTGCCTGTTGTTTATGGTTTGCTATAGACTTTGATAATAATATATTTGTTTATAGAGAATTATATACACAAAAGATTACAGCAGATATATTTGCTAGAAAAGTTTTAGAACAAGAACATGGTGAGTATATTAGATACGGAGTTCTTGATAGTTCTACTTGGGCAAGACGAGGTGATATAGGACCGAGTATTGCAGAGACTATGATACAAGAAGGATGTAGATGGAGACCATCAGATAGAAGTCCTAGAAGTAGAGTAGCAGGTAAATTAGAATTACATAAAAGATTAAGACCTGATGAAGAAACAGGATATCCATCTTTATTTATATTTGATAACTGTATTAACTTAATTAGAACAATGCCTATGTTACCAGTTGATAAAAATAATCCTGAAGATGTAGATACACATGCAGAGGACCATGCTTATGACGCACTTAGATATGGTTGTATGAGTAGACCCGTTCATCCTGTTGCAAAACAGTTTCACGATTTTGGTGTAGGACAAACTAGAGATTTTAAACCTGCAGATAAAGTTTTTGGATATTGAACTGTCTTAGTTTATTACTAGCAGTTTCAATGCATGTTGGATTAGATAATGAATATAATTCTATACATCCTCATGCACGATGTACACTAGATAATACTATACTAGGAGTATATTATAATAGTGAATATAATGCAAGTTCTTATATAGGAAAAGTACACAACTACAATAATATAGAAATAGAATATGGTTTAGTTACTGGATATACAGGAAGTAATATTGCACCAATGTTAAGAATTAAAAAAGATAATTTTTTTATAGCACCTGCATATGAAGTAGAAGGTAATGTTGGAATAGTTGTAGGTTTTGAATTTAAATTAAAATGAAAGATATTAAGATAGGATATAAAAATTATAAAATAAAAAGTTTAGATTCCATCGTATCTAAATGTAATGAAATAAATGGACAGTTTCTTGCATCCGATGGAACGATAGCTTTATCATCAACTGAAGATAATATATCTCATGCTAATACTTTAATACATGAAATATTTCATGCTATAGTATATCAATGGGCAATAGAACTAGATGATAAAGAAGAAGAAAAAATTTGCAATACTCTTGCGAATGGACTAACGACTGTATGTGTAGATAACCCTTGGTTACTACCTTATATACAGAAACAATTAAAAGGAGAAAAATAAAATGGCAATCATGAAACAATATAAGCAAGGCGAACTTCCTGAGAACATGTATGGTAACGAAGCTGCAAAGCAAGGCGATTCAAAAACCAATGTTGTAAAAGGCGGTGCTGCTTTTCCTGCTGACTATGCTGAAGGTGGAGTAAACAAAGACTTCCCTAAAGAAAAGAAAAATATGGTCGATGGAAAAATCTTTGCAATGGCAGACGAAAGAGATTACTAAGAGGTAAATAATGCCACATTCAAATACAGGTGGCTTGACTTCTGAATCTGATGAAGTAGGTTCTTTATCAGAAGAAAAAGATAAGTCTTATAGTAATCTAGGTTATCTTGTAGAATCTAGACTAAAAGAATCAGAACAGGCTCGTCTTTATGACGAGAAAAGATGGTTAAGGTCTTACAGAAATTATAGAGGAATCTATAGTTCTGATATGGCTTTTCGTGATTCAGAAAAGTCTAAAGTATTCGTTAAGATTACTAAGACTAAAGTTTTAGCTGCATACGGACAACTAATAGAAGTTTTATTTTCACAAGGTAAATTTCCTATTGGTATATTTCCAACAACAGACCCAGTAGGTGTAGAAAAATATGCACATATAAAACCAGAGGCCATGAAAAAAAATCCTCGTATGGAGGATATATATGGTTTTGAAGGTGATGGTAGAGAAATAAGTCCAGGTTCTACTGCTAATGAAATATTAAATGGATTAGCAGAAAAATATCAAAACGCAGGTTTTGAAAAAGGTGCTGCACCTGATTTAAAAACTATGCCACAAATAGAACCTGCAGAAGAAGCTGCAAAAAACATGGAAAGATTAATCCATGACCAGTTAGAAGAATCACATGCTATATCAGTAATGCGTCATGTATTATTTGAAATGTGTTTACTTGGAACTGGTATTTTAAAAGGTCCATTTAATTATGAACAATCAGTCCATCAATGGGCATTAGATGACAGTGGAGAAAGAGTATACGCTCCTAAAACAAAGTTAGTACCAAGAGTAGAAGCTGTCAGTTGTTGGGATTTATATCCTGACCCTGATGCTGTAACTATGGATGATGCTGATTATATTATTCAAAGACATGTGTTTAATAGAACACAAGTTAGAGATTTAGTTAATAGACCTTTCTTTAGAAAATCTGCTATAGAAGATTTACTATCAGGTGGTCCTAATTATGAAAATAGAAGTTATGAGACTGCCTTATTTGATAGAGAAAATCAAGAAGAGTATAACAAAAATAGATTTGAAGTATTAGAGTATTGGGGTACTATGGATAAGTACCTAGTAGAAGAAGCAGGTATCGAAATGCCTGAAGGTATTGAGGATGATTTAGATGAAGTGCAAGTTAATGCATGGGTATCTAATGGTCACATACTAAGATTAGTTCTTAATCCTTTTACTCCTGCAAGAAATCCTTTTATGGTATGCCCTTATGAAATTAATCCTTATCAATTCTTTGGTGTGGGCATACCTGAAAATATGGATGATGCTCAAACAATTATGAATGGTCATGCAAGAATGGCTATTGATAATTTAGCACTAGCAGGTAATTTAGTTTTTGATGTAGACGAAACTATGTTAGTTCCTGGACAAGACATGACAGTGTTTCCCGGAAAAATATTTAGAAGACAAAGTGGACAAACAGGACAGTCTATACATGGTTTAAGATTTCCAAATACTGCTCCTGAGAATATGCAGATGTTTGATAAGTTTAGACAACTAGCAGATGAGTCTACAGGTATACCTTCTTATTCTCATGGACAAACAGGTATACAATCTACAACTAGAACAGCATCAGGCATGTCAATGTTAATGGGTGCTGCTGCATTAAATATTAAAACAGTAATAAAAAATGTAGATGATTATTTGTTAAGACCATTAGGAGAAACATTGTTTCATTGGAATATGCAATTTAATAAAGATGTTCCTGAAATACAAGGTGACTTAGATATTAAAGCACAAGGCACTACATCTCTAATGACAAAAGAAGTTAGGTCACAAAGATTGATGACATTTATGCAAGTAGCATCAAATCAGTTCTTAGCACCTTTTGTAAAATGGCATAGTATTATTAAAGAGATTGCAAAGTCAATGGATATTGACCCTGACCAGTTAGTTAACGACCCTGAGAAAGCTGCAATCTTTATGAAGATGATGGGAGAAATGAATGGAAGTCAACAAGCTGAAGGCAATAACCAACAACAAGGCAGCATGGGAGCTACTGGAGGAGTACCTGCAGGAGCAGCTAACACAGACACACAAGGGTCTGGAGGTGGCAACATCGGAGTCGGAACTCCACAAACTCCAGGGGAAGGCGGCTTTACTGCACCAAATCCTCAACCTCAAGGACCAACTGAATAAATAAATGGCTTTATCTGATATACTAAAAAAATATGGTGATACCCAAGCTACAGAGGGAATTGTAGGTATTATGAGTCCTTCTGTACAAACAGAACAACAAGTATATGATTCTGCTACAGATGGTATTATGACTGTAAGTAATAAAAAGTATATTGGACCAAAAGCAACAATAACATATGGAACAGCAGAGCAAGGATTTCCTCGTATGTTAAGAGAAATAGAACAAGGTGAATTACCACAGTTTGACCAAACAACATTTCCAAAACAAGGCGAAGGTATAGTAGCACCACCTAGCACTACACCTCCCCCACCTGTTACAACACCCGTTGAACCTACACCTGAAATACCTGAAGTAGACCCTTGCCCACCAGGATTTAAATATGACCCTGTAAAAAAAATGTGTGTACCTATAGTAGTTCAAGAAGATGGTGATGATAGACCACAATTTATAAATAAACCTAGAAACATAGGAGATACTGCAAAAGCATTAGGTCAAATAACTGATGTTTTAAGAGAGCAAGGTGCTACTCAAGATGGAACATATCAAGATGATGTAAACTATACAATAGATAATTCTACTGGTTTATCTTTTTTTGGAGGTATTGGAAAATTTCTTGATAATGTATTTAATAAAGGTCCTGCCGATAAAAAATTAGAAAGTTTAGGTGATAGTACTGAAGGCATAACAGTTACTAAAAATGAAGATGGTACAAGAAATGTACTCATAACAAACAATCAAGGTAAAGCTAATGTTGGTAGATTATTAACTGCAGAATCTTTATCTGGTAATGTTGCTAGTACACAAAAAACAAATGCACAAGGAAATGTTATAAGAGCACCTAATGGTCAACTAATGATTCAAGGGCCAGTTCAAATAAATCCATATTCTAAAGTTTTATTTAAACCTGAAACAAGAACAGCGGCACAAACAGATGAATTAAATGCAGAAGAAAAAAATAAATTAATTTCTGAATTAAATGATATGATACCTGCAAAACAAACTTTAGGTGTAACAGCTACACAAGCTAGAGGCCCTACTTTAAACTTTGATGAAATTATAAGAGAGAATTTAGACCCTATAGGTCAAGGTGTTCCTTTTGCAGGAGATGCTGTAGCCTCTTCTAGTTCTACGCCTTTTAATATAACAGATATTAGACCTGTTAATTTAGGTAGAGGCACAACTACCACATCAACATCTAGTGTTGGACAAGTGGATAGATTAGCAAGTGATGCAGCTTCAGGTGCGGATGCACAAAAAAGTTTAATGACAGATACTAGAAGATTAGACAGAGTATCAGAACCTGCAGGACAAGAACCTGATTTTTTAAGACAGCAACAAACTCAAGAAAGACAAGAAAGAAAACAAAAAGAAAAAGAGCAAAAGGCTAGAATCGGTTATGGTCAAAACATAGACCAAGATATTATAGATGCTAATAAAAAAGATTCTGATAGAGAAGCACAAAGACAAACTGGTGATTCTACTATGAGAGCATTAACTGATAGATACGGAAATGCAGTAAAAGACAGTAATGGTAAAGTTGTTACTAATCCTGCACCTAAAAGTGGAGGAGGTGGCGGCTCTGGAGGAGGAAGTCCTAAAATAGTTTGTACTATGATGAATGACTTTTATGGATTTGGCTCATTTAGAAATAAAATATGGTTAGCACAATCTAAGAATTTATCTAAAGAATATGAAATAGGTTATCATACTTTATTTTTACCATTAGTTAAGTATGCAAAACAAAAAGGTTTTATAAATAGTAATGTTAAAAAAATATTAGAACATATTGCTATACATAGAACAATAGATATTAGAAAACAAAAATATAATAAAATTAATATATTAGGTAGAATATATAGAGTTATATTAGAACCACTATGTTATATTACAGGGAGAATTAAACTATGGAAGAAGAAGAAGTAAGACAAGGTATGATGGGTGCTGATGTTCAAACACAAGCCACTCCTGATGATAAAGATAACCCATTAATAAATTTAGTGGGGGATAGAGTTTCACAAAATTTACAAAACCTTAGTGAACAAGAAATGCAATTAATTACACAATTAAATGTTCCACAATTTAGAAGTTTTATGTCCAAAATTTTTGGACCTGAGTTTGGTGTTATAATGGAAACTAGAATACCACAACCACAACAAACTCAACAACCAGTTTCACAACCCAGTGAAAGTCCTGTACCTACGCAAGGTCAGGGCATGATGACACAGCCACCCTCTGCATAGAGGCACTGTATATAGGGGGCGACCTGAATCCAACAGCACCCCGAAGGAGTAATAAATGGAAAAAGACGAAAACAAATCTGACGTTGTAGAAGAAAATAATTCTGAAGCAACAGAAGAAATTGCAAATCCAACTCCCTACAAACATCCTGACAGAAGTTTGTTAGAGAAGGAAAACGAAACAACAGCCACCGAGGAATCTAAGGAAGAACTTGACGAAGAGAAACCTAAAGAAGACCGCCCTGTAGGAGTAGAAGATGCCGTATTTAAGAAGCGATATGACGACTTAAAAAGGCATTACGATGAGACAATCTCGAAGCACAAAGATGAGGTTCTCAAACTTAAAAAAGAAAAGGAGATGATATCTTCAAAACCAATCTTTAAATCTAAAGAAGAATTAGAAGAATGGCGAAAAGATTATCCTGATATGTATGACTCTGTAATGCAGATGACTACTGATGCTACAATAAAAACTAAACAAGAAATGGAAGAACAGTTGTTAGATATTAAAAAACAACAAACCAGACTTGCTAGAGATAAAGCAGAAGTAGACCTTGCTAAGAAGCATCCAGACTTTAAAGACATCAGAGAAAGTTCTGATTTCCATGACTGGGCTTCTGTACAGGATAGTACTGTTCAGTCTTGGCTTTATGATAATACAGACAATCCAAATGCTGCAGCTCGTGCAATAGATTTGTACAAGTATGACAGAGGTCTTTCTACTAAGAAAGTAAATTATGATGCAAAGAAAGAAGCAGCGAAAGTAGTTTCTAAAACTAAACCATCAGAAACACCTTCTGAAAAGAAGACATGGAAATGGGCAGAAATCCAAAAGATGAAGCCTGAAGTATATTCTAAGTTTGAGGAAGAAATTGATAAGGCTCACAAAGAAGGTCGTATCGTATAAATAGTTAACTCATATCAATTTTAATAACAACGAATAATAGGAGAAAAAAAGATGGCTTTTCAAAAAGTATCTGGTAATAATAATTTGCCTAATGGAAACTTTAGTCCGATTATCTATTCCCAAAAAGTCCAGAAGTTCTTTAGAACTGCGTCAGTAGTAGAAGCAATTACTAATACTGATTATGCAGGTGAAATCGAGAACTTTGGTGACACAGTTAACATCATAAAAGAACCTACTATTTCTGTGAGTGCGTACTCAAGAGGAGCGGTTGTTGATACACAAGATATCACAGATGACCAAATCCAACTTGTAGTCGACCAAGCAAACGCATTTTCATTTAAAGTTGATGACATTGAAGAAAGACATTCACATGTTAACTTTGAATCTATTGCAAGTTCTTCTGGTGCTTATGCACTCAAGAACGCTTACGACAAAAATGTAATCGCAGCTATGGTAGCGGGTGTTAGCTCATCCAGTCCTGACCACCTACTAGGTGCAGACTCAGGTTCTGGACAAGACCAAGATGTAGGTTTTGCTTCAGGCGAAATCGACCCAGTTGACACAATTTCAAAACACAACAGACTGCTTAATGCGGCTGATGTTCCTGAAGAGAACAGATGGTTCTTAGCAGGTCCTGAATTTGTAGAACAGCTAGGTCAAGCATCTAGTAAACTAATGAGTGATACTACTGGTAACGCAGCACCATTAAGAAATGGTAAAGTGATTAATGGTAAAATCATGAACATGGATGTATATATGACAAATAACTTTGCAGCAAGTTCAACTTCGAACTTCTTTAAAGTATTAGGTGGACATATGTCATCTACAGCAACAGCTAACCACATTGCTAAGATTGAGGTAATTAGACACCCTGAATCTTTCTCAGATGTAGTTAGAGGTTTACATGTGTTTGGAAGAAAAGTATTAAGAGATAATGCTTTAGTTCTTTCACACATCTTAATAGACTAATAGGAGGTAAACATTAAATGGCAACTTTAACAGTAACAGGTAATGCGTCTACAGCCGCTAGTCTACCAATCGGTAAACCAGTAAGAATGGTATCACAAGTTGTAGACTTTTCACAGTTTACTAACGCATCAGGTGATGTCATTCAAGTAATCGAAGTTCCTGCAAACACTTTATGTTTGTATGCAGGTCTAGATGTCCTAACCGCTGACGGTGCAGGTAACTCTGGAACACTATCTCTTGGTGATGGAGCAGACGTAGATAGATACGTTACAGCTTCAACTCCAACTGCAGGTATGGAAGTAACCAGAGAAAGAGCAGGTACTAGTGCAATGGGAACAACATCTGTCGGTTATGGTGTATACGCTGCTGCTGACACTATCGACTTAGTAATTGCAACAGGTGCTATTGACGCAAAAGTCAGAGTATTCTGTGTACTTGCTGATTTTGATGGCGAAGGCGATTCAGAAACACAAAAGGTATCATTTGCATAATATTATTATGGAAGTGTATAGGGAGGGGTTTATACCCCTCTCTTAACAATGAAATTTTTTATAGCTTTAGTAATTATACTTAACACAGAAATGCATCCAAGGATATTTACATATCAGTATGTAAACTTTCCTGATTTAAAAAACTGTGAAAACTTTTTACTAGAGTATGAGGTAGATTTAAAAAAATCTATAGAGGGGCAGTTTCCAGTAGAAACTATAAGTAGTACAGCAATGTTATGTTTAACACAAGAACAAATTACAGACTTTGCTAATAAATTAGAATTAAAAAAATGGCAACAACAAAGACATATTTAGAATTAACAAATTTAGCACTTAATGAATTGAATGAAGTAGAACTAACAAGTTCTAACTTTACTTCTAGTAGAGGTATACAAACATCTGCTAAAAATTTTGTTAACAAAGCTGTTAATGAATTTTATATGTCTGAGTTACAATGGCCTTGGTTGCATACAAAAGGAACACAAGTTTTAAACACAGGTCAACAAGAGTATACATTTCCTGCAGATTACAGACTTGCAGACTTTGATACATTTAGATTAAGACCTACAGAATTAATTACTAATGGTGAGTTTACATCTAATATAACTAGTTGGACAACTGTTGATGGTACTCCTACATATGTATCTACAGGTAATGGTAGACTACAATTAAATGATGCAACAGTAACACAATCTATATCTACTATAGTAAATAAAAAATATAGATTATCTATTAGAGCGTTTGATACTGTAGGAACAGGTCAAGCATTTAAGATTCAAGTAGGTACTGTAGCAGAGGGTACACAAAATTTAAGTGAAACTTTAACAGTAAGTAATTTTGGTAATGGTGAAATATTATCTACATCTTTTGTAGCAACCGCACAAACAACATTTGTGACAATAAATAATCCTACAACTGTAACTAACATGCAAGTAGATTATATAAGAGTATCTGCAGATGAAGTACCTATGAACTTAAAACAAATAACCTATGATGCTTATGTTCAAGGTAGATATATAAGTGACGAAGTTAATAGTGATAGTCAATATGGCAAACCTATATTTGTTTATAGAACACAAGACCACACAAGTTTTGGAGTATCACCAATATGTGATGAAGATATATATACAGTAGAATATGAATATTTTAAAACACACACAGACTTATCTGCAGCTACAGATACATTAGATTTACCAGATAGGTATAGTGATATAATTGTAAATAGAGCAAAATATTATTTATATAAATTAAGAAATGATGTACCTATGGCAAACATAGCAAATGCAGAATATGAAAAGGGTGTAGAAAGAGTTAGAGTGGAGATGTTAAATAGAACTGAATATATGAAAGATACTAGAGTAAATTTAAATACTACATCTAGAACAACAAGTAATACTTCAGTCTTAACATTTACATAGAATGGCACAAGTACAACCTTCAGTTGTTAGTTTAGGTGGAGGATTAATCTTAAACAAAGATGTATTCTCTATGTCTCCAGGTGAGGCATTACAACTTAGAAACTTTGAACCTGATATAGAAGGTGGTTATAAAAAAGTATTAGGTACAACAAAATACAATACTAATATTTGCCCACAAGTTTCAGCATCTACAGAGAGAGTTGTATTTAGTGCAATCTTTAATGATGTAGTATTAGCAGGTAGAGGTGGCAGTATACATAGAGCAAGTGCAGGTTCAGGTAGTTGGACATCTACTATAACAAGTTTAGGAACACCTACACAAAATTACGAACATAGATTATTTAACTTTGATGGTACAGATAAAATTATTATTACTACTGGAACATCTAATCCACAAATATTAAATACATCATTTAGCACTAGTGTTGTAAATGCTACAGGTACTTCTAATTTTAAGTTTGTAGAAATATTTAAGAACCATTTATTTTTTGCAGGACATTCTAGTAATATACAAGAAGTTAGTTTTATGGGCCCAAATCAAACTAATGATTTTACTACTGGTAATGGTGGTGGAACTATTAAAGTTGATACAGAGATTGTAGGACTTAGAACTTTCCGTAATAGTTTAATTATATTTGGTAGAGATAAAATATTTAAACTAACAGGAACATCATCTGCTAACTTTGCAGTAACTCCTATTACAAGAAACATAGGATGTACCGATGGTAGAAGTATACAGGAACTTGGTGGTGATGTAATATTCTTAGCACCTGATGGTCTTAGAACTATTGCAGGTACAGAAAGAATTGATGATACAGAACTTGGTACAGTATCTAAACAAGTACAAAAAAGAATTAATGAGATTACTACACATAATATTAATTCACTTGTTATTAGAAGTAAATCACAGTATAGAATATTTTTTCCTACAAGTGCAGACCAAGATGAAAACTCTGCAAGAGGATTAATATCTGTAATTAAAGCTAATCCTAATACAGGTTCTCTTGGTTTTGAATATGCAGATATGCAAGGATTAAAAGTTTCAAGTGCTGACTCTGGATTTATATCTAATGTAGAAACAATTATAAATGGTGGCTACGATGGTTTTGTTTATAAACAAGAATCAGGAAATGTATTTACACAAGCAGAGTCAACAGTAAATATAAGTGGAGTATATCGTTCACCAGATATGACAATGGGCGACCCTGGTATTAGAAAAAATATGCAGAAGGTTATATGGAACATAGACCCAGGTGGTACACTAGCATCTAGCTTTTTATTAGAATATGATTTTAGTGATGATGAAGTTCCACAACCCGATGCTTATACATTATCTATAACAGGTAATATAGCACAATATGGATTATCAGAATCTACATATGGTTCAGCAGTGTATGGTTCTACAGGTTCAGATTTAATTAGACAAGCAGTAGAAGGTAGTGGATTTACAGTCGCTACAAAAATATTAGACGCAACAAACAATAACCCTATATCATTAAAAGGATTTGAAATGGAGTTTTCAGCAGGAGGAAGAAGATAAAACATGGGAGCAACTTATACTAGACAGAGTTCATCAACTATTGTTGATGGAACTACTATTGAAGCATCTCATTTTAATGCAGAGTTCGACCAAATATTAGCGGCATTTGCCTCTAGTACAGGACACACTCATGATGGCACAAGTGCTGAAGGTGGTCCAATTACAAAGTTATTAGGTAACACTTTAACATTTGGTGCAGCCACAGCAGGAACAGATATTACAATTACCTTTGATGGTGAGACTAGTGATGGTGTATTAAAATGGATGGAAGACGAAGACTACTTTGAGTTTTCAGATGATATCCTTGTAGCAAGTACAGAAAAATTACAGTTTAGAGATACTGCAATATATATTAATTCATCTACAGATGGACAGTTAGATTTAGTAGCAGATACAGAAATACAGATTGCTGCAACTACAGTTGATATAAATGGTAATGTAGATATATCAGGAACACTAACAGTAGGTGGTTCACTAGACTTTAGTGATGCTGCCATAACAAATGTTGGAAGTTTAGCACTTGATAGTATTACTAGTGATGGTAGTACAATTACATTAGATTCTAGTGGAGATATTATATTAGATGCAGGTGGCGAAGATATTACACTTAAAGATGATGGTACAACTTTTGGTAGTTTAACAAATTCTAGTGGTGAGTTAGTAATTAAGTCAGGCTCAACACCTACGGCAGCTATTACATTAAGTGGTGCAAACACAACTATTGAAGGTAACTTAACAGTAGACGGAAACTTTGATGTTACAGGAACTTTAGATTTTAGTGATTCAGCTATTACAAATGTAGGTAGTATTCAATTAGATAGTATTGCAGGTGATGCAGATTCTAACACATCTATTACATTTAGTGGTTCAGATGTTATTACTATGGCAACAGGTGGTACTTCTGCTCTAACAATAGATGCTAGTCAAAATGTAACTATTGCAGGAGACTTAACAGTATCAGGTGATGATATCACTATGGCTACAAATACTGCAGGTAATCTTTTAATAGCAGATGGTACAAACTTTAATTCTGTAGCTGTAGGTTCTTTATCAGAAATATCTACAGTAGCAAATGATGATGTATTCTTAGCAGTAGACACTTCAGGTGGTGGTCTTAAAAAGATTGCTAGAAGTGCAGTTGTAGCAGGACTTGCAACATCTAGTGCTATATCAAATGTAGCAGATGATTCTACACCACAACTAGGTGGAGACTTAGATGTTAATGGTAATGATATTGTATCAGTATCTAATGGTAATATTAGTATACTTCCTAATGGTAGTGGTAAAGTTCTTATAGATGGTAATGGTAGTTCAGGTGGTGTATCTATAACAGATGGATTAATAGATATTAGAACAGGTACAGGAAATGTAACTAAAGTAAAATTTTATTGTGAATCATCTAACGCACATGCACAAACACTTCAAGCACAACCACACTCAGCTTCAAGTAGTGCTGTAGTAGTATTACCTGTAGCTTCAGGTACAATAGTAGCTAGTGGTGATAGTGGTACAGTAACAAATACTATGTTAGCAGGTTCTATCGCCGATAGTAAATTATCTACTATATCTACCGCAGGTAAAGTTGATATTGGTGCATTAGAAATAGATGGTGCTACTGATATAGGTGCAGACCTAGTAGATGCAGATTTATTAATTGTTGATGATGGTGCAGGTGGCACAGAACGTAAATCAGAATTTACAAGAGTAAAAAAATATATTTTCTCTGCAGTATCAGGTGATGCAACTGCTTCAGATAGTGGTGCTTTAACTATTGCCAATGATGCAGTAGAACAAGCTATGATAGCTGATGACGCTGTAGGTGCAGACCAATTAGCATCTAGTGCTGTAGTAACTGCTTCTATAGTTGATGATGCAGTAACTCAAGCTAAGATTGCAGATGATGCAGTGGGAGCAGACCAACTAGCTTCTAATGCAGTTGTTAATGCAAGTATAGCTTCTAGTGCAGCAATAGCAGATTCTAAACTAGCTGCAATATCTACTGCAGGTAAAGTTGCTTTATCAGCGTTAGAAATAGATGGTGGCACAGATA